GCCTTAAACTTGGGTCTAACTTATCGTTCAATACTTTGCGTAAATAGCATACTTGCCCTGTATGGTGTACTCTATATAAATTCTCATCTCTATACCAGCGCCACTTGTCATACATATTTGCAATGGGCACAATCAAAGCCTGCAAGTAGCCCACAGTAATTGGCTTTCGCAAAAATGCGGGTAGCGCTAACAATGCCAGTTTTTGATAATCTACTTTATACCACATATTCAATCGAGTTGAAGTCAACTACCTCAAAATACCCACTCACGGGAATGGTTTTTACATTGATGGGTTGTGCGGCTCCATATCCATTAGTGGTAGCATCAATCCAACTCGATTGTGCACTCACTATATGCGGAATTAAAACTCCTTCTACCTGTTGGAGTTTGTCAACCAAATGTGCCAGCACTAACTCCCCATTAAAAGGCAGTTCTTTCATATACTCCTTAATTGCTGTTTCTACAGGTTTCCCACCATTTAAAATGGAGCCTCCGTTGGCATCAATCAATAAAGGATCACGGTATATTTTTAACGTCAAATACAACTTATCCGGAGTGTAATTGATTACAGTAGTCTTTACTCCTGCAAAACGTATCTCTTCAATGTATGCCTGAAAGGCTTCGCTTTGGGGAACCGTTATGGGAGCTAAAACGCCCGAAGTTTCGCCAGCTATTTTTATAATCACACGGCTATCTCCTGAGCCTTCAACCACTGCCGCATATTTTACTATTTTAGAATTTAAAATCTGCTCTTCGGTGGCGGTTGTGTTATCAAACATATCGCTATCCGTCAACAAATCAAACCCATACTGAAACGCCAAGGCCATAGTTCTGTACCAGGACAACGTGCCACTTTTTTGTTGTGCCAATGCCGTAGAGAGTTCCGCCTTATGGGTGTCGAAATGTTTTTCTAATATAAAAATGGAAAAGGCAATTACATCAAAAAGAATATTCTCAAGAGACACCTTTGAAAATTGCTCCTCAAAAACGGCATTTTGCCCCAAAACATATACATCTTGAATAACGGCATTGCCCATAAATGAGCTCGTAATTTCTGCCTTTATTTCTGATAATTTTCTTGCCATTACTTCACTATAAAATTCGTTTCTATAATCATACTTCCTATTCCAATATTTTCTATTTCTTGGCTTTGCTCATTGGATAAAGCCGTGGCAGGCCGATTGTACTCATTATAAAAATCAACAACCGCCTTATTAGTAATTGTAGACACTTTAATAAATGAGCCCACAACTAATTCATCTGTTATACTAGCATTATTTAACAACGCCATTTCAAACGTATTTTCAATATCACCAGTTTGTTCAATCACTTTGTCTAAAAAGGATTGCCCATTATAAACTAGACTATTCATAGCTTGCATCAATTAACAAAGGCTTTCCTTCCTCCAGTTGTACATTCCTAACCACTAGTCCATCTCTTTCAAAGTGCACTCTAATTCTATGGCGAAATCTCAGGAAATCATTATCCAATAAAAGCTCATCAATAGCAACGCCAATGGTGGGATTTTTTTTAAACTCACCAGGGTTGGCAATTAGTATCAATGCCTGATTTTGGTTCATTGTATTTGCCACAGTAATTCCGCTCATAATCAGTCCGTCTGCGCCTCTACTGGTATTAATTAATAGATCAACTCCCTGTAGCGCGTTAGCGTTATCTGTTAGTTGTATGCCCGTTGTTTTCATTGTAAATTCCCGTTAAATGTTCCCGTTACTGCTCCATTGGGAGCTATCAAACCGCTACTGTAAACTACCGTGGCTTCTTTAACGTAGGCATCAATTGCATTACTAAGACGGGTAGCAAATTCATCTATTGATGTATCTTCACGCTCCATCATATCGGTCATAACTGCCGCTATTTTAGTTTTTAGATCTGCTTTATTCAGTGCCATTTAATTCTCTTTTAAAATGCTTTTAAACTTGGTTTCCACCTGAGTGATTTTAGCAATGGTCTCGGGTATTGGTATGCCGCTAACTCCCGCAGGTGTAAAAACTTTTAACCCTTTGAGCAAAGCCACTAGCTCGCTCATAATTTCATATAAACTTGTGCTATCATTTTTGAGTAGCATCTTTTTGTCTGTGCCATCAAGGATAAATTCTAGACCACTTTGTTTGTAGTCAATAGACTTTACTTGGTTAACCTTTACCACAAATAAGCCGCTTAGCGTTCCCGTTTGGCTCATTAGTATCACTTCACTTCCCTCTTTCGGGATCACTCTAAAATACTCCTCAGCTTCATCACTTGTGGCAGTCAGCCTAACATCTGATAATTGCAACTCACTTAATAGCTTAACGGTACAGGTATCGCCCTCAATAGATACCACGCTAGCCGTAATGGGAAGGTTAGGTGTAACACCCAACGCTTCGACTAATGCTTTTTTTATTTCAGCTGCTGTATCCATTATACACTTAATTTAACGCCCATTTTAACGGTGCGCTTTGCCCCGCTTTCATTGATTGTAGTGTTTACACCAACTACATAATAACTACCATTTTTTTCTGGATAGTCGCTATCCATTATTTTCGCCGAGTAGGAGGGTTGTACAACTGGAACTAGCCAAGTGTCAATACTTCCCTCATACATATCGGCACTCCTGCGCAAAAGTTCGGCGTTTGCTATCCTTTGCATATCTGCTTTGGCTATAGAACCTACCTTTAGGGTAACGGTGTCGCCACCTGTATTGCCTGCAGTAAATTTTTCAACTTTACCTTTTACGTTGGTGCTTTCAACCGTGATTTCCACCTTTCGGTCTATGGCTTTTTTAAATTCCAAAGAACTTTTTTCTATATTTTTTTGCATGGAGTACACTACGTTGCCGCCTTTTTCAAGGTAGGGGGCATGAATATGAAGCTCCTTTTTGTCGGTTTTAAAATAAATATTAGCCTTTGTCTCCTCGGCTAACTTTTTCAAAACGTCATAACCTGTGGCCTGGTGAATTACAAACTTTTCGTAGGCAATATCATAATCGCACTTAACCGTAAAGCTTGAGTCAATTTGGTTAACAATACTCTCAGCAATTTTTTTCAAAGAGGTTGGCTTTAGCTCAACATTTTTAACAGCTTTTCTAAATAAGAAAAGTGCATCCTCACACATAATTTTCAAGGAGCTATCGTTTGTAGTTACATCTTGAACGTAACCCACAAATTCTGTTTTTAGATCGCCATCATACCCCGCTTCTATAATAACCTCGGTTCCCCTGTTCACCTTGTCCTGTATTTTAAGAACTTGATTCATTACCGCTTCTGGAAGTGTAATAATTGCAGTATCCGAAAGTGTATCCACAGAGCTTTCAATATCAATACTTGATACCATATTAAGACGGTAACTAGTACCCTTTGTCTTAAACTTTATAGCCCAATTAATATCATACATTATCCAGTCCTTTTTCTTTAACTAATAATTCATAGTTATGGTCACTTACCAGTTTAATTTCATAAGCCTGTACATTTTCGCCCTTAGTAAATGGAAAGCTGTAGTCTTCTACAACCACTTTATTAATGCCTAAAATTTGTAATGGCTCACAATAAACATAGAACTCTTTACTATATTTTAGGTAGTCAAAAAGTTGTTGCATTTGCTCTTTTGGGAAACAATCTTCAACCCTTCCCGTTTGAATGCTACCCATTAAAAAGCCAGTAACAGTGATTTCAAAATCTTTACGACTCCAACGCTCCTTAATAGTCCCTATTAAAGTATCGCCCTGTTTAGCAACATTTCGTTTAATAATATTGTTGCCAGAGGTAATGTTAACCATAGGCTCAAAAGGAAATAACCACGAAACTCCTTTATCGCTAAAGCTAAATGATAAAGGAAAATATTGTTGATCCTTTGGAGTTGGAGGTTCAGCCATATTAACTGAGAAATTGGGTCTAATACCCGAACTATCTAGTTGATTTTCTGTATTAACAAATGGTAAGAATGGAATTTTAAACAATACATGTTTTTGAAGCTCATTTTGAACGAGCGACATTCGTTGTACTGTTCCCACTGCATTGCTACCCATAAGGCTCGCAAAAATGATGTCTTTATTAGATAGTTCCATTTTATCCTGTTGCTGTTGTTGCCATTGCTAATACTCTAAGTAGCTCATCTGCTACTTGACTTCCCGCCTTATTACTCGCATCTTTACCGCCTGTAATAGTATCGGCTTTGATGCCTATTAATTCTTTAAGATTGATGGTAATATAGTTGTGCTTTGTGCCGCCTGTGGCAACCGCCTCATTCGCTTTTTTCACTCCATTTTTTCCGTTATTTCCTAGCCCTGTACCATTCCCCTTACCAAAGTCTGTTCCTGGTACCGTTGGGCTTGCTATTGCATTATCTCCTTTGACTGTCTTACCGTCTTTTTTCCATTTAACGGAATCATAGGCTGCCGCAAATTCACTTGCCGCACCAACTGCAGTAGAAGCCGCTTTTTTATAGCCCGCTTTGATAGATTCCTTTCTGGCCTCTACTTCAGCATTAAGCTTGTTAATTTCAGCTGTATTAGCATTTTTATCGCCGATGCCTACCGCATTTTTAAACTTATACCAAGCGATTTGTATTTTATTAATTCCAATCATAAAGCCGTTTACTACCGTATTCCAGTTCGCCTTTACGGTCTCCACATAAGCCATAAAAAGAAGCTTTGCACCATTTATGGTATGCTTCCAGGCCTTACCCCATCCCTCTGTTTTAGAAACTACCCAAACGATTGCAGCAGCTAAAGCTAGTACAGCCATAACAACTAGTACAACTGGGTTCATCGCCATTACTGCATTGAATGCTGTTTGAACTCCCGTCCATACAGCCGTGGCTCCAGATGTTATGCTAGTCCACAATGCTTGCAATTTTGTTGCCGATGTAAGAGTTCCAAAAACTTTACTAGCCCCCGAAAAAATGGGCATCAAATTCCCAAAATCTCTTGCCGTGTTTCCTAACACATTAGCATAGCCGAGCATTCCTCCTGTACTATTGAACAGGCTAATTTTAAAGTCGTCTAGCTGTTCTTGTAAACGTTTATTTTGTTCCTCTGGGCTTTTCATAACGGTAGCCGCTTGTTCGTATGCAGTTTTAGTATTTTGAACAGCTCCAGTCAATCGTCCCATTTCTTCAGTACCACTGATTAATGAAATTGCGGCTGCGTTATTTTCTTTTCCAAACAACTTGGTAACAAGAGCCTGGTCGCCCATTATTTTTTTAAGAGGCTCTAATCTTTCCTTTAAAGTTTTAGATCTATCACCAAGGGCATTAATATCAATTCCCGCACTTGTTAGTTCTTTTTTAACGTCTTTCGGTAAAAATCTACCTTCAGATAATGTGGCCAATACGTTACGCAGTGCCACACCGCCCTCGGCTCCTTTTTTACCACTTTTATCAAGTACTTGTATTGCCGCATTTGTTTCGGCAAAACTTACGTTTGCCGTTTTGGCCGCTAGTCCTGATTGTTCTAAAGCTTGTTTAATTTGTGGTAGTTCTGCCGATCCCTCTTTTGCAGACGCCGCCATAATGTTCATCATTGATGACATATCTTTGGAGGCTCTAATTGGGTCGGTCATTGATACCTGGTACTGGTTCATTGCAGTTGTCAAAACCTCAGTAGCCGCCACAGTATCTCCACCCATTGTTTTGGAAAGGGTAGCAACAGAATTACCCATCGCTTGTAAGGCTTTAGGCTGTTTAGCAATCTCGGGAGTCAATTGTGATAGGATTAGCTTGTATGCCTCAAAACCATCAGCAGCATCAATACCAAAGGTCTTAGCGTTCTCTCTAGCATAACCCTCAATTTCTTTAAGTTTACTACCAGCTTGCCCTGTAATTGCCGAAAGGTCGGCAAGGCTAGAACTTAATTTGATCCCCGGATCATTCATTGCGGTGATCCCGTCAGAGGCGGCACTAATATTTTGAATGATAGAGTTCATCCGAATAGACCCTAACTGCTTATTGATTTTATCAACTCCCGCAAATACACCGGTCTGAAATTTAGTAAAGGAAGTGCTAACCTTATCAAAGTTGCTATTAATTTGAATAATATAACTTAAAGTGTTGCTCATTCCTGTGTTGTGTTTTCTTTAGTTCTAATGTATTTTAGTTCATTGTATCGTTGTGCCCATTCTTGATCTGATAAGTCATCAGGATTGGCTATATGAAAATAATAGCGCAATTGGGCGTTTGTAATGCGAAGCCAGTCGTCTTCGTCAACTTCTGATGACTCTAGTACTTTACTAGTTCCGCCTGTTTAAATTCAACCACTTGGTCTAGCTTAGCCGATACGGCCAAGAAAAGGCTATCGTTTGTTTTAATTTCTTCATCACCACCCAACCAGCAGTTTTTTAGAATTACTTCATTGAACTTCATAGGGTCTGAACCAGCTTGTGAGGCAAAGCTTAATGTTTTACGATCGGGCTTTTTAAGATAGCATACTTTATTTTCTACGGTGATTCCAAAAAATTCTCCATGTTCTGCTTTCCATTGTGATAATTGTTCAGCTGATGCCACATTTGATTGGTCTGTTGCTTTATTTTCTTGTTGCATTTTGTTATTTATTAAAATAATCCCGAAAATTGATTCTCGGGATTATTGGTTTTAAAGTATATTTTGCATTCCTAATGCTTTGAAAGGTAGCGTCACAGGCATAAATTTATCCCCTTGCTTTGCAGCATTTTCCGCCTCTCCAAAGCGCACGCCTGATATTTTTTTAGTACGAATTACGTCCCCATTGTTAGGGTTACCATAGCATACCAAAATATCTAAATTGACATTAAGAATATTGCCTCCAGCCGCATCTTCAATTGCGTTAAAGTCAGATTGTAAAATCTCAATCTCACCCTCATAAGAGCTATTACCAGATTGTATGGCTCTCGGCTCTCTACCCTTGCCGTAAACCTCCTCGGTTTCACGTTTTCTTTTTACTTTGACAGCTCTAATTCCGGTAAGGTCTTGACCTCCTAAAACAACCGTAATGTCAGCCCATTCGTATTCTCTTGAATTAAACATATATTAAGAGTTAAGGTTATACCCAATTGTAAACTCCAGATATCTTCCGTATCCTTTAGGAGCCACACTAATTTTTCCACTAATAATTCCAGTTGAGGCTACATTATTTGTAGTATCCACCAGTACTTTTACACCCGTGTCATTAGCCACGGTAACATCTACAGAAAGCTCACCGTTGGCGCTCATTTCTTGTGCAATTACTCTTTCTATATCCGCCTCAATAGTTCTAGCGTCAATTGGCGATAATTTACCTCCATCAACTAGGTTTAAATCATCAAGGATATAATTCGTCAAAGTTGCATTTGCCAAAACATACGCCTTATCAATTACACGACGTCTAGTCATATAATGGTAATCATCCTCTATAGTACAGGCTAAATTGTCATCGACAAAATAGTATCCTGATTTACCCACGTGGGTACGAATTGTCATAAAACCTTTAGTGTACAATGGAGTTGCATTTACTTGCTCTGCTGGAGTATCCAAAATGAAAAACTCCAACGGCTTTAATGCTCCATCTTTTACACGTCCTACGTTCACGTGAACTTGGTTTTTGGCTAATCGCCCTCCAAGCACTCCAACCGCTGCACCTTTTGATGCTGTAGTTCCTGTTCTCTTTTCGGTATCGCCAATTAGAACCGCTACACGGTTAGTAGTTGCCGATTCAAAACCTATTAAGTCCTGAGCCACGCCTGTATAGTTGTAGGCCTCAACAATAAATACAACAGGGTGTATTTTATTAATCGTAAAATCCTCTGCAATAGCTTGAGCAGCTGCTAAAGTTGCTGGAAAACCTGTACGCAATCCTGCAGTAGTAGTAGTAGTAGTAGTAGTTTCAGCTGTAGCTGGTGCATACTTCAATATCACAAATCGAATACGTCTGTTAGACGCTGTAAGTACTGCCTCAGAATCAGACACAAGTTGATCTAATGTGCGGGTTTTGGCTACGCCATAAATCCACAATTCTGTTCCCTCTCCAGCTTCATCATAAAACTCTTTAATCGTTTTATGTAGCTCATAATTAGCAATAGAGGAAATAATTCCTAACGCTTCTGCCTCGGCTAAGCTATACACCGTATAGGCTTTGTTTAGCAAAAATGTACTTCCCACCGCTGTTGCACTAGCCACAATACAGCATATGCCATCTGGATTAGTAGACACAACGCCAAGGTTACCATTCCTATAGCCAATGTTTACACTTGGTGTTTTCATTACTCTTTAATTTTAGATTTGTACTCCTTTAATGCCTCAATTAGTGTTTCCGATTTTTGGTCGGCTACATCAATTTTGAAGTATTGAACTAATTTTTTTAGAATTTGGTAATTTGACTTAACAAGCTCTGTATCTTCAAGTTCTTTAACCATGTTTTCAGACTCTTTGAGCTTTTGCTCCGCTAAATCATCTTCGTGGCTATCATCACTAATTACAACCTCTAAAAAATTAGGGTTATATACAGGTTCCACAGATTTTTCATCCAAAGATCTTGCATGGTTTTTGGCGTCATTTTCATTGTAAAAATGCTCGCCATCTGAGGTGCTAAAGCACTTCTCTAGATTGGGTTGATTTTCGAAAATTTTCATATTTTATACTTTAGATTTTATGTAAATAAAAATTGAGAATGCCAACATAATCAAAGAAAATATTCGAAATCCCCAGATTTGAAATTTTTGCCAACTTGTTAGCTCGTTGACCTTTATAGGTATAGTATGTATAGCTGTATCTACTCTATGAGTATTAATATAATGCAGGACTGCTTGTTGTGCTCTAGCTTCACAGTCTACTATTAACGCGCTACCCTCTAACCGAACCCTTGGGCTTTTTAAAATACGCCCTGGTTCGGCTTGGGTAACTTGTTTTATAATGATCTTACCATTTTGGCAGTCAAGTAGCGCCTTGTAAGAACTACTATCCTTTTCGATTTTCACAATTGTATCATGAATTGTTTGCGTTACAACGCTATTGCTCTCTTTAGTCTCGATGATAGTGGGCTTCGAGCTTCCACAAGAAGCCAAGACTATCAAAGAAACAAACAACAAGGCAATGTGTTTTAGTGATTTCATATCAGTTTAAATACCTTTTAAATAATAATGTAATTGTTTTTATCTCTTTTTTTGGCGGCCAGAATTCTCCAGTTATTAAAGCCAATTTTATCGAAGTGAGGAAAATCCTTAAAATTATTCCAATTGCCTCCCCAGCTCCATCCGTATTTGGCGAATACTTTTACGCATTCGTCCCAGTCGGCCACACTGTCACCGTCAAAGTCCTTCTTGAAATCCCAAGAGGCAACTTTTCCGTCTATAATCAAAACACCGTCTACCGCAAAACCGTAGTTGTGTACGCTTTGACCACCTTTAGCATTCGTTACTTTAGGTCGTTTAGCAAAAAGGAAGTCCTGCTCAGCAAAAGTTCTTAAGCCTTGAGTAATTCTAAACTGAGCTTTCCCAGTTAGTTTTTGATTAATTTCATTCACAATGCTAGTAACTTCCTCTCTTACAGAAGGATGAAGTTTTGCTATGCGTGATGCTGTAATTTTGTCCATTGCTGTTTAATATTTAGCCAGTAGGCTTTAATTAAAGCCTACTGACCTTTTAATCAATTCTAGTAGATTGCACCTACCGCTTTTGCCTGAAAAGGCACTACAATAAAGTAGTGACGGTAGTTCAACTCATTAGCTTGAGTTCTAGGATTAGATGCTGCAGGGGTAAAATACTGCTTAGTCTTACCCGTTTTTTTAGCAACACCACCTGTCCAGAATACTACAGAAGCCTCACGGTCTGTTGCAGATTTTACGGCTCCAAATGCTTTTTTAACCCCAGCGTTTGTGAACAATGGGTTACCATTGTATTGGTACAACTCAAATCCTGCAATTATTGGTGCTGGCATACCTGTGTTATAGTTCACCAACTTATCTCCAAAGTTCTTGCGATCTCTCAACAAGTCATTCCAGTGACGAGTGCACAATACTAGACGTCTGTCTTCCGGTGCCACTTCGTCTTGATCTAGGGCATCTTTCAATGCCACCAAGTCGTCGTATTGCAAAGTAGGAACTCCATTAATTGCTGTACCTGTCGCCAATAATACAGGTGTTGAAGCTGTATTTGAAGCTGGTGCCAAAGCGTGAATCGCTTTTTTGAACTTCTTAGTATTGATAGCTCTAACATGGCCTTTAGTGGCAGGATCAATTACGTCGTAAGAAGCCCCAATAATTTTATCGTCAGATAAAGTTGTCACCTCTGTTTGGAATTTATCCAATGCAACAATTACTTCGTCATCAGTGTATTCCTGTAAGGCAATTGGGTAAGTGGTGTTGTTAATCAACACATTTGGGTTGAAATTGGTTCTAGGGATGTGAATTACGTTTAATTCACTCGCCTCGCCTGAACCCATTTCGGCTACTTGTGTATCCAACTCAGGGATACCGTCAAGCCAAGGCGCTACATTTTGTGTAGTTAGATTTTGGATAACTCTATTTACCCAAACCTCTGCAAAATTTTGTGGCATAGTTTTTATTTATAGATTAAGAAAACAGTTTTTGGTAGGCATCAGGGTTATCATTTTTGAACGACAATTGCGCCTCAATACTTAATTTTTGGAATTCCTCCATAGTTGCTACGGCAGTCTCTCCATTTTCGGCTGGAATTTTAACTCCCGCTCCAAGGTTTTTTTTACCAGGAATAGCTTCCAAAGTGCTTTTTAACAAAGCCGAATCGTGCAAACCTAATTGTACAAACTTCTCCTTGGAGTCCGCAGGGATTTTGCCCTGTGTTACAGCAAGATCAACTGT